ACTAAAATCAAACTCTACACTGCTTGGATCAAAGTCTTTGGCCTCAGCCTCATCTGAGCTTGTCGACTCTAGAAGGTCATCAAGTGTTGCTAGCCCTTCCCCACCATACTCAGCCACTGCTTCGACAGTTGTTATGGAGTAAAATGCTGGCTGCCTGCCCATGAGGAAACAAGCCAGATTGGAAACATTCTTTACCTTCCCCATAGACTCTTCGTCAAGAGAGCTGATGCTGGTAAAGATCTTGTCTATGGTTGTTTCTGCGCTAAACTCTTGAGTGTACTTCATGGTTATATAAGTGTTGGTTGGTGTATGATCCATCGTCATACCAACTTCCTTTCTGAGCTCAGAGTAAGTCCTTATTCTCTCCATCAGAAGACTATTTGCAGTACAGGCCAACTGTAGTAGCCTCCTCTTAGCATCTCTGTCATTGGCCCTCACCAATGGTGAGCAAACTCTTACTTCAATGTCAACTCCTCCATCATTCCCGGGCAAGAAGGTCACTGTATAGGTATTTCCAATCTTGAATTCAGAACACCGTACCAGGCCAAGTAGTGAGCTAGGTGGAAAGAAGAAGTTTGTTCGAGTTTGTTCTCTGGACTGGACAACATACAATGTTGTACAAAATAGGCATTCTAAGACAGTGTCATCCAGCAGGCATGCCACGACTTCGCTCTGGGCCAGCTTACCCAGTCTATTCAGTTCACTCCAGTGGTGGGCACTAGCAATGAATTGGGCCAACTGCAGAGGAAGGGATTCCATTCCTATTGTGTTTATGATGGACCTTAGGTTGTTCTGAGTTTGGCTGGCACTGAGAGTGTCAACTGAGCATCGCCAATGGTAGTTTGTCTGTAGACCCTTGGTTGTTACATCAACCTTAATAGATGAGTTACCTGTCTCATCCAAGTACTGTTGCACTTCTGAGAGACAATGGAGTGGCAGTGATTCTTTGTTGAGCATCTCTTCAATCTGGGAAGCAATAGTTAACAACTGCTCTGTCCTGTCTACCACTGGTTTAGGACTAACTGCGTCAGCATCCCTAAGCCTTCTGAGGATGTTAAGCTCTTGCTGTTCTTGCCCTAGAAGTCTCTGGAGAAGAGCTGACTTGGTATGGAACTCTATGTGTACATTTTCAGCAGAATGGACTAGATAGTAGTGTAGCAGTGCCAAAGAAGTGTTAGTTGCCTCCTGCTTGAAATGCACCCTTCCAAGCACAATCTTCATGTCTGAGTAAAATTGGCTTGGTGGCTTTACATTTGTAGACTCAATAGCAACATCCAGCTTTCTTCTGAGGCTCAGGATAGACTCATGGTAGGTTGCCTCTGTGGCAACTTCATCATAGATGATTGAGATGGATGACTTTCCCCAAACAAGCCTTGGCTCGTTTAGTCTAGCTTCAGAAGGCGTCTTTCTGACTGTCAGGATGTGTGGCCTGATCCTGACAACTTTGCAGGCACCTCTGCAATTTGTCAGTCTAAGCATCCTTGGATTAGCCTTGTCTATCTCCACAGCCTTCAGTGTGCCTTCTGACATTCTTCTTGGAAGCATGGAGTGGCTGGGCAGCATCTCAATGAAGTAGTCGTGTTGCTCTTTAGTGACAACATCAGTGCGTAGTCTATTTTGCCAAACTAGCACATGCCCTTCAACTTCTGTAAGAAGAATGTCAGACTCCTTCGACAGGTACACATGCAGGTGTCCTGCAACAAAAACCCCCATCGCCTCTCCAGCACTGCTGCTCATTGTGAATGATCCTGTCCTAGCTCCTTCTGAGCCACGAGTATTGAAATCAACTGTCTTCCCAAAGAAAGGTTTCTTCGCAACTAGAACCATTGGATCTTTGACGAAGTCAACAAGGTTTTCAATTTGTTTCCTTTCATTTTCCCTCTTGATGTTGGGTAATTCCTCAAACAGGTTGCTCACAATGGACCTATCCTTGAACTGCTCAAGCACAGTGTCTTCATGTTTGTACATAGGGCATGGCCTTGGACCATCTTCCAGACGTGGGACCCAGTTCATAAAGCCCACCAGAAGGTCTGTTTTTGAACTGTCACTTAAGTTTAAAGAACCTATTGCACCTAGGCAGTGCATCACTCTCCAGTACTTTAGGCTGGTGGTGCCTGTTTCAATGCAGCTCTCAGCCAAAATAAGGTTCCTCCCCTCCTTTGTTCCATAGCTTATCAAGTCACTCACAGTCGACTCAGTGTGTGTGCTTATGGGCTTAATCATATGAAAGGATATTATCCTTGCATTGCTCTTCTGTGCCATCCTACTAAGAAGAGTGAGAGTGTTAGCATAGTCACTAACTTCTTCTGATGTAGGGAGTTCTCTCTGCTCTTCCAATCTTCTAGATTCGTGTATGATTCTAGTACAGACCTCAGAAATGGACGTGTAGAACTGTTCCAGCTTAAGAGTGTCATGTATCAGGGAACCCAAGTCCATTTTGGAGGGCTTTACATCAAGGACTGCTTCTCGGCTGAGGTGAAAGCCGATGACGAGTGCTGGGTTGTTCCTTATCTTCACCTGCTCACCGGCACTGAACAGGCCTGACTTTGAAATAACCACTTTGTTTGCCTCACGCTCGTACAGTGGCCTTGAACTCTCAAGCACCTTGAGCTTCAGCCGGTTGTTATCAGAGAACTGTATGGACAATGCTCTCAATTCTTCCCTGAAGACCTTAAGATCATTTACCTTGATGTCTAAGCATTTTGTTTTGTCGTCAAACACAACTAGGCCCACGCACTTGATGTTCTTATTGAACAGGCTTAGAGGTTCTGCCGTCTTCTCCATGTTCCTTGTCAAGCTAGAACTTAAAATGGCATCCAACCACACCATATACTTGGTGACAACCTTGCCATCTAGTGGCCTACCTGAACTATCCCTGTAGTTTCTGCTGTGCTTTGTGTTCCACCTGTCAGAGTGGTCTAGAAACACCTTATCAACAAAGAAGTAGCTTTTCAGGAAGATGGTGTAAAGAGGCAGGGACAGCTCTTTTATGCCGCCTGCCAGACCATGTATGATGTTCCTTGAACTCAGAGTCTGTTTGAGTCTATCTGCTTCTGCTTGATAGTCCTCGGTCAGACAGTTCATGGTTATAAGTCTCCTGGCTATCTGCTCAGCCAAGGGCTTTGATCCCATTGACTTTATCTGGTAGCCTTCATATTCCTCTCTAGCCAAACCCAATCTATTGAGCTCTCTCCTTAGTTTTTCTGGAAGAAGCTGAATCATAGGGTCTTCAACAATTCGGTTTTCATCTCTATTGAGGTTGGCCTTTAGAGTTTTTTCTGTACCCTCACTAGCAAAGCTTCGGTAATACCCAATGATCACTGTTGTAATCACAGACCTTATATATCTGAACAACCTGACTGGGTTGCTCTCCAGCACTTCTAGCAGTTCTTGTCTTTTGTCTATGATCAATGAACTTCTCAGCTTCTCAAGACATGGCCACCCATCATAGTCAGAGTGGTGCCTATACATTTCTTGAACTTGTTCCATCACATCTATCTCCGACTCCTTGGTCTTACTGAGTGAGCTTGCCTTAAGGTATTCAGTTTCTGTCACTGTTAACCTCCTCAGTTCACTAAATCGAAAGCTGGAAGTTGAACCAGATGATACAGACCCAGTTTCCTCACTGTCATTGCCCCCTAGAGACGGAGACGATCCGGTTGACAGGTCATCTGATTTGGGAGCAGGTAGCTCAACTTGATATACTGGGTCTTCTAACACTGGGAGGTATGTACTTAAGTCTATAAGACTTTCTAAGTCTTGTGCAATGCTCTCGGCATCCTCCACCGCAATGGATGATGAGGTAAGATTGGAATACATAGGCAAGTATAGTCTTCCAAATGCGGAAGGCAGCCCATGCACCAAAGGGCCATACTTTCTTTGAAATAGCTCTGTATGATTGGCAAACATTTGTTGTCGGAAGACGGTGAAGCAAATGTCTGTTAATAGAGGAACACTGTTGTACATGGCCTGCTGTGCAGACACTTGACAGGCTTGTACCATACTTTGCGGAGAAGTGACTGAGCTGTTGATCAGGCCAGTTAGAATGAACTTGATCACTGCTGGTGTGACTCTGTGGAAGATCATAAACTCACTGTAGAACTCACATAGGACATCCCCAATCAGTGTTTTAGCTGAGTCCTTCATTTGGCAGCCTCTTGCAATACCTATCATACTGTTCTGTAACCTACTGACATGATGCCAGAACTTTGCCTCATACCTCTCAAAGAGAGAGGAGGGCAAGTTCCCAGAGACAGTGACAACTTTGGCATAGTCATCGGAGCTCCCGGCGTGCTTTACAGAAGTGCTAAGCTCTGGCATATGTGATTGGAAGTATGCAATGATAACTTCTTCAGTTAACACAGCCATGCAAGAGGTCATGACAGATGATGTTGCATGGTGTATGCCTTGACCCATGTGATTGTAGCATTCAAGTGCCATCTTCCCTTTTGACAAGTACACCTGCACCAAGAATTGCATCATTGGATTATCTTCCCATATGTCAGTACTCTCACTCATCAGATGCCTTAGTTGATCTTCAGTTAACTGCTCTACAGGCACCTGTGTCCGCAGTCGGTAACGGAAAGAGTTCAGCAGTTTCTTTATTGCACCTGCAGGGATCTCAACTTGTCTATAAAGGTTCTTTAGCATAACCAGCTTAAAAAAGGCACTCCAATCTGGTGCATCTTGTAGCAGTTGTTGCATCATACCAGAAAAGAAAGCAGTACAGTGTATGGGCCCCCATTTGGTCCTATCACCAGATATGCAGAAGGTCCTTGAGAAGAACCTTAGTCCATGGCCCGTTTCCGAAACCATTTTGCCATGGGAATGGTGAGATAGCTGCATACTCTCAAAGGCAGACTGTAGGATGCTCTCTTTTAAATGTTGGTTTGTTAAGCCATCATCATTAGTTGTAGCCAGCAGGGCTCTTGAAAAGGTTTCTGTTGCGGCATGTATAATCTTGGTCATGATTTCTTGCACCAGTAGGTCTCTATGCCCACCTAGCTGTGCCTTAGGTGCTAAGACTGCAAAGAGTCTATGGCCAGAATTCAGTATGTAGCTAAATGCATGCTGTTGTAGAATTGCCATTCCAGTGCTTTTGACAATCTTGATCATCTCATATATGACCTTGCTCCTAACGCTTCGTGGAAGCCTTTCACCCTCTGTTCTGCCAGTTAGCCGCTTAGTGACTTCAAAGTTGCTATTCGCAATCAGGTTTAATGTCCATTTAAAGTCTAGGTCAGTTCTGTCCAGGCCGTATTTGGCAAGCAATGACCTAGTAGTGCTTAGGGCACTTTCTTCAATATGTGAGGTTACAGGAACTTCTGAGATGTTTAAAACAGCTGTAATGGGTTCATCATTGGAAGTAAACATAGCACAGCAGTAGCGGTAAAGCATTTCAAAAGTGTCTTCTTCTTCGGGCCCTATGGCTTCTCCTTCAAAAAGTTCAGAACACTTTGTGATGATAAGATCACATGGACCTAATGATCTTAGTAGTTCCATGTATTCCTCCTGCGGTTGGTCTTCAGACAGTGGTGCTGAACCTTGCGAGAGTAGTAACTCGAATGACTTGTAGTGTATAGACCAAGGACAGCAGAGAGACAACGCAAAGATCATGTTTATAACCTGCATCAAGTCATGATCATGTTCCTTTAAGAAGCTGCTCTCAAGATTTTTCACTTCTATTTCTTCCCGGATGAAGCTGAGGTCTGGGTACTCCTTCTTAATTGCCTTTAGTTTCTGAAACTCCCTGGAAAGTTCTTCAAAGTGGGTGTAGCAGTTTCTGATTGCTTTGTATCCATCCTCAACAATCTCAGGGATGAACTTAACGGCCTTTATAAAGGTTATCCATGCCTCATAAAGGTACTCTTTTGGCGGGATCGGTGGAAGGCTTTCTAAGTGACCATTTATCAAGCAACCAAATAGCTTTGTCAGGTCTCCTAATGCTGATAGTGCTTCAACACCAAGTAGCTTTGACAACTTTGGATGGTCTGAGAACTTCGACTCTTTAGAGTATCTAAGGCCAGGCATGTATGGCTTTAGGTGTTTCTTTATGCCAGAGGCTAACGACTTCAGCCAGCAGTACAACATGTTAGCATCGTTGGTGATCAGTACATCCCTAAGAGATCTTGTTATAATCTCTCTCCATGGAAAGAAGGACAGTTTACTTGGAGCACTTATACCCTTCCTAATCTCCTCAAGCTGGTGTTCGGTAAATGTTTCAACTGTACAAAGCATGTTGGTCAATTCACTAAGCCTCTCAGGCTTTGGTAGTGAGCTGCCATCTAGTTTTTTCAACCGATTTCTAATCAGCTTAACAGTCTTCTTGACTTCACCAGTGCTAAGAACTTTGATGGCATCCTTTAGAACTATCTTTGTTCTAGGCTCTGAAATTGAGCTTGTTGTCTCTGTATAAGCAGAAACTCCTTGCCAGTTAGTTATATCCCGCTGAGCCTTACCTACTGCTTCAGGGGGGAACTTTGTTCTTGCCACCTCAGTCATTGCTTGGACAAGTTCAAAACTTCCATAAGTGTGACTCGGGTTGTCCTTTATCACCTGTTTAAGGTCTTTTAGTACAGATTCTGGCTTGGCATCATATCTGTATCCAAGTCCTGTGTCTTGTGCAGAATATCTATAGTCAGACATCTCGTCAGGCACAACCTCAAGACCAGCATGGGTTATGATCGGCTTCATGGTTGATCGAAGCCTGCCATAAACACTCTTGATCTTTTTACCAGAGCTAAAAGATCTTGTCTTTCCAATACTATGGGAAGATGTTACAGAGGATGCAGAACTGCAGTCAGAGCCTTTGTTGGACCCCTCATCTTCTGATCTACCAAACTTAAGGTTGGGAAGCCCTAAGAGTAGCCTCATTGTTCTGAACTCCTTTAGTTTATCTGTTATCCTGCCATCCTTGAACTTCTGTACTGATTCTAGCAACTGCATCTCCCAAGACATGTGCCTTTCTAGTGTTTCTTGCAGAACTTTAATGCAACCCTCATCAAAGTTGTCCATCTCTTTGTTGTAAATGTGCACAAGGTAGATATCGAAGATGAGTTGTCTATCACCGCTGACAATGGTGCCAGCTATTGTGAGCGATGGCAAAGTGACATCTGGACAAAGGTCATGCCTTTTCCAGGCTTCTATGTTATCATTTATATTCAGCCCACAGCTAAAGACAACTAGCTGCTGTGTCAGACGTGCAATGTATGCTTCAATGCTTCTGCATGAACTGCTTAACTTTTTCCCTAACTCTTTTGGTGATGCTATCCTAGATAACCCATAAAGCATACCAAACCTCATATTCTGGATTTGTTTGTTGAATGGCTGCGAATTCAGTAGCATTGCAGGGCCTAAAAGTAGGGCGAATGTGATACTAATCCCTGAGACAGTGGTCACAAAAACGTCTCGGCTGGACCTGGTGAGGAAGTTCCCTGATTGTTTGCAGTATTCTACGTACCTTCTTGAGGCTGACTCAAAGTTCCCGCCGTTGACTTCTTTCAAACAGGGCTGAAGTACATCTAGGCAGCTTGCATTTCTTTCCAACACACATCTAATTAGGTCTGGGTCCTCACCATGAACAACATCAACACACCTGGCGTGTTGTAGACACTGAAGGCTACAGATGAGTACAATATACGGTATTGCAGCACCGAGCACCGCCACCCTTCTTGACAGCAGAAAGAATTTTGAACTGAGTGAACAGAAACTGTTATCATACAGCGAGCATCTCATGTTCTCTTTCTTGTTTGATGGTAAAGCAATGGCTAAGTTCAAATTACAGTGCCTTACTCTTTTCACCTTTATTCCTGATCTGTTGAATTCTGTGCAACACTGGAGAAAGGTCTCGCAGATTTTCGAGTACAGCACTAGTTCTTGAAACCACTCAAAGCTTAGGAACAGCTTGATTAATTTGGCGATCAGAGTGATGCAGTCAAAGTAAGGCGTGTTCTGATATCTCCTTACGCATTCTAGGTAAATCTCCTTGTGAAGCATGCAGTCAAGTTTAAATGGTAGTTTGGAGTTTTTTAAGTTTAGTAGCGCCTGGCTTTTGTCCGCAATATATTGAGTTAGTTCTTCATTAGTGATCGGAATGAACTTGTCGTTGTTAATGCTGAAGTTCTGTCTTTTAGTTCGGGTGTCTTCTATCTTGCACAGGTGCTCTTCTTCAGTGCTATCTGCCTCTAAATCAGCTAGCACTTTGGTAACCCATTCTGGCTCCATGCAACAGAGGCTTCCTTGCTGTTTGCTTGTGCTTCCAAGAAGATCTGCAATAGTCTTTTGCACAAACTCAGAATAACCTTTTAATCTATCAGGACTTAAGATTTTTTTGAGTCTACTTAGTCTACTGTCTTGATCTGTGTCATCCTCTGTGGCCTCTAACTTATCTCTCTTCCTGGGACTTCTCTTGAACCTTGCCTTCCCGGAGTTGAACAGCTCAGTGTTCACAATTATCTGCCCAGTTGGTAGTTTGATGCAAGGTATGCCTGAGTCCTTCATGGTCTGCCGCATTAAAGACTCAACGCCTCTCTTGATGCTCCTTTCCTTCTCTGTTTTACCTGGAAGTGTCAAACGGCATAGTCTATCAAGTGTTGTTGTCCTGCCTTCCAGGTCAGAGATTTCAGTGCTCATGTGACTGACAAAGGTTAGAGGGGTTATCCTCTTCCTAAACAAGTCTATCACCCTCACTTTAACTGCCTCTTTGTGACAACAAGGTTCATGTGAACATAGTTGAAGTTGTGAAGCAATATAAACCAATGCCTCAGATGTTGAGTCTGTTGCCTTTAAAGTTTGCTTTATCTTGTCGACACACTGCATGCACCTAGCACCTGAAAGGTCATCAAGTAGCCATCCAAGCATCAGTTTTTCGCCAGACTCCACGGACTTCAAACACTCTACCTTATATTTCGTGCTCTCCACCCAGTCCGCAATGACATCCTTTTGGCTGAGCACCTTGTCAGTTACTTTTCTAGCACTTTCTTTAGTAATTACTGCTCCTTCACACAGAGATGTGGCCATAACTTTTTCTAACTTGCTAGGCAGCACTGCACCAGTTGGTCGGTACACAATGTACTGTTTATTTTCATTCCAGGTCGTCAAAATATCTTGCAGTGTGACAGGGGTGCGTATGGTACTACCTGACTTAAGTACCGACCTCAGTTTCTGAGTGCTAATGGCACCAACCATAATGTCCGTCACCTCTTGTGGAGAATTCTGTGAGAGCTTAGCAAATAGGTTGCTTACAGAGTTTTTTATCACCTTCACAAGCCTCTCTGGGATGTACCAGTCAGAAGCCTTTGTCCCCGTATTGTCGGAGCATGCCACTATAGTTGATCTTATTCCAAGGTCTTTAAGTAGACTGATTGCAACTTTCCACTTATCTATGTCCATCTGTACCTTGACCTCAGTGTCAGTCTGGTATCCCACCTCTATGATTAGGAATTCAGTCTTAGACTGAGAAGCATCTGTAATTATGTCTGCAACTGGAGACCCACCATTTTCTGGCAGCTTGTCTACAGCATCCTTGCTAAGCTGCTTGAGTGTTTTGGGCTGCTCCGTGGTCATGATCTTCCCTGTCACCATGTTGTATCTTTCTAACCTAGCCTTACTTACCAGTTCAATGCTTGGTGCTATCTCACGAAATGAGTGCATCTCACTTATAGGAACTTCTGGTAGAGGAAAAGCACGACCTTCTCTTTTTACATAATGAGCTCCATCTTCTGATGGAACCTCATTGATCATCTGGACAACCTCTATGCTAGGAAAGACCATTTCTGCAACAGGCATTACTGTCTGTTTTGCAAGAAGAAAATCCGGCCTGAACTCCCTCACTTCTGGATGGAGCTGAGTCCTCTGAAGGAACCTTTCAAACTTTTCAGGAAAGTAAGTTTGTATAGCCATGGATAGTGTTGGCTTTTGATCCTCTGGAACGTACTTTATATTATGTGCTTTGGAGAAAAGGCCTTCGTAGGCAACACCTTTAAGTCGAAGTGCAGCAGACCAGGCAGTAGAGTGTGTGTCGGAATTTCTCACTCTGGTAAAAAGCATCCTACACTCTTGTGCACAGTCCTCAGGCAAGTTCTGATACAACTCCTCCATGCAGGGCTCGACTAAGTTACAAAGAATAGGAATGGGTACACGCTTGTCTCTTGACTGAATTGCCATCAGCCTCCTTTCTATTGTCTCTAGAGCAGCAATGTCCTCTAGGGATAACCCTAGCTTTTCACGTATAATCAACAGGTTTGATATATACGCCATCAGTGAGCTTATTGAAGTGCCTGCATAAGCTTTTCCGTGCTTTGAGATTAACTTCATAATCTGCCTAGACTCAAAGAACTTTCTAAGGACACTCTCCTTTGCCTTGTAGTAAAGGTTTGAGGTGCCATGGATAGTCTTGCCAACATCAAAACCCTGAGTTGCTAAGTAATCCAGGTACTGAGCTTTTGTGGCGTTGTTCTTCTTCAAATCAAACAGTGCCTCTAGTCTTACACAAGTAGTAAGGATGTCATATACCTCTGAAGAGCTAATAGTAGACTCACTAATGTCTTCACCTTCTAGAGCATCCAGTAGATTTATGTACTCTTTTATGGAACGCTCTGCAACATCCACACAGTTCAAAAGCAGGTAAGAGGTTGCAGGAAGTCTTGACACTCGTAGGGAAACATCCTCGCACATTCTACCTAGGCAAAGGAAAACCATCTCTTGCGCAGTCTCCAGCGGCTGCTGGTACACTGAAAAGGGTCTGAGATTCATTATAAATCTCTTTGCTGGAGAAGGAGACACGCCGTTGAGCCGTAGGTTATCTTCTATGAATTTCCTTTTGACCTTCATAGGTGACTTGTAGATGAAGGAGGACATTAGGACTATGGCAGCAACAGTAGCAACCTTGTACACCACCTCAGTGGGTAGGATGGCAGCGTTGGAGGCCAGTAGGCTGTGTCCTGCAAGGTTCCCAAGCACAAACTGACTGTCAGAGTATGCCAGAAGTTCCTCTGAAATCAGAATGTTGTAAGTGGGACTCATCTGTTTTTTTGCCCTCACTTTCATCCATGACCATCCCAGCTCTGATAGCCCTATCAGCCCCCTGGCAGCTGAATGCTCTGGTAACAGTATATAATCACCAGTGTCAAGTCTTTGAGCCTTCACATTGCAGGGGAAAATCTTTGATAGCAGCCTACCTATCCTCAGAGGAAGTGTTTTTTCTTGGTCTAATAGCCTCAGTAGCTGCCTGTCTATCTCACCAGTCTGGGGCCTCGGTTCAGGCTGCTTGCTGAAGAGCTCGAGTCTCATCTTCTCATGTTGCGGCAAGAAGATATCCTCAAGATTTTGGACCTCATCAGCATCAGACTCCGAAACCACCTCGAGGCCGTCATCCTCAATAACAAGCTCTCTGGGCGGTGGCCTCGGTCGTCCTTTCAATGTCAAATACTGGAAGTGCCTCCCATTTGCTGCCAGGTTCATCTCTGGGTCATTTCCATGTCTTCTTGTCCAAAATCTTGCTGACTGTGTTGTGACAAAATCTTCAGTCTGCCAGAAGATAATGGGAAGGCCAAAAGCTTTGTTTAGGATCTCCGCTTCTGCAGAGCCACCCCAAAAGCCCCTGCTTCTTAGGTCGCTGACATACTCCTCAGGGCTGGGATAGTAAGTGGCGGCTTCCTTCAGCTCTGCCCAGTTTCTCATTGCATAGCTTGCAATGATGCCTTTGAGAGAGTCAGTTGTCATGGACCCAGCGGACAAGTGTCTAACTGCACATGTAAAGAAGCAGTCACTGTCCATAGGGACATCATGCACATCAAACACCGACCTCAACCCTATTACAATGTCGGCATGATGATGGCTGTCCAGGTCGGTCCCCCTTGGAGCTAATTCCTCTGCGATTTCGCTCTTATTTACAACATCCAGAGGAGCAGCTGCCAT